GAAGAACTGAAAGGTGGTATTGCTGCTGCTTTTGCTGAAGGTGGAATGGTTGATAAATCTATTATGGATATGGAGGGTTCTGTTAAAGTAACCAACTGGGTTGCAAAAACTTTTAAGGAATCACTGCAAACAGAACTTCAAGTTGCGATACGAAATATAGAAAAAACACAGAAAAAACCAAAAGAAAAAGTACCAACTTCTCCTCCTTCTCCAGATTCTTTAGAAAGTGGACCAGCAGGGACAAGTGGAGATGCATTAACAATGGCTAGAAATCTTATGAGAGATCTTGGTCTTACTGAAGCACAAGCTGCAGGAATTGTTGGTAATATGATTGCAGAATCTGGAGTAGAAAATGCAAGACCTCAAAATACTCCTGCTGGAACTAAAGGTCCTCTTGTTGTTGATGGGGTGACTGGTTATGGAATTGTTCAGTGGACTTCTAGAGGAAGACAACAAAATCTTTATGAGTTTGCAAAATCAAAAGGACATGATATGAGCAAACCTTTGACAATGGATATTGAATATCAATTTTTTCTGAAAGAATTTAGAGAAAATTACGGTCATGTATTATCACAAATTAAAAAAGTTTCTGATGTAAAAACTGCCTCTACAATATTCATGCAGCAATATGAAATTCCTGCTGGTTATAGAACAAATGCAAAGATTATGGAGAGATATAATCTCTCAAATCCCGTCTATGAAAAATTAGCATCTGGTCAAGGAAAGGCAACAGAAAGAGAAGGAACCTATGTTTCTTCTGATAACTATAATGTTGTTCAATATGTTACTGGTGATAAGACATACTCTGGTGACGGAAGGCAGTTTTATTATGATCTTGGTGGACATGGTTTACCTGGAAATTATCATGATCATATTGCTTTTAGAACAATACAGGATAAAGAAAGAGCAAAAGCAAAGTTAAGAGCAGCTGGAATACAAATAGGTTCTGAATATAGGGCAGGTGATCGTGGATATCATGGTAAAAATTTGGCTATTGATGTTCCAGGCGCTCAGTGGGGAGGATCAGGTTCTATTGGAAATCTTGAATTTCAAGGTTCAAAAAAAGTCAGAAGAATCTTGGGGTTATATGGAGGAGGAGAAGTACCAAATATTAAATCAACAAATTCTATGAAGATGGGATCTCCCGTTAAAGAAAAATATAATAATTCATTGTTGAAAAATTATGCTTCTTATGAATCTGGTTCTGAAGAATCAATTACTGTTGTTGTTCCAAATCAAACTCCTGTTTCTTCGGCAATGTATGGTGGAGGTCAAATGATGCCTCTTCCAATTGTTCTTGGTTCTGGAGGAGATCCATTTGAATTCCTTGACTATCAAGGGTAAATAGAGATAAGAGGAAATACAAATGACGACACAAACCAGTACAAAAAGTGCAGAACCATCTTTCATCAAAAGATTGGATATCATTTCAAATAAAGATGGTACAAGTGTTAACTTGACTGGTGGATTAGTTGAGTTTAATTATTATGAAAGTATACTTAATGATACAATCAAGGTAGAGATTTCTTTTGTTGATAGTGGACTTTCTGTTGAAAGAGATGGAAAAAAACTTACTGTTTTAGAGGGTTTACCTCTTTGTGGTGAGGAGAAAGTTTTTATTACATTTGAAGATAATAATAAAAATGTTCTTGGTGATAAACCAGAAATGGTTTTGTATGTAAACAAGATTACACCTTTAGGAGAAAACACAAGAACTTCTGTAGTTAAATTAGAACTCGTATCAAAGGAATATATTTTAAATGAAAAAGTGAGAGTTAATAAAAGATTTGACGGAAAACTTTCTGATCACGTCACAAATATTTTAACCAGCCAAAATTATCTTGGAACAGAAAAGAATGTTGATATAGAAGAAACTTCAAATAATTTTAATTTTATTGGAAATAATAAGAAACCATTTTATACAATCAACTGGTTATCTAGAAAAGGTGTATCGTCTAAAAGTCAGCAGTTGGGAAAGAGTGCCGGATACTTTTTCTATGAAACATCGGAGGGATTCTTTTTTAAATCCATAGATGGATTGCTTGAACAAGAACCAAAAGTTTCAATGATTTATAATGAAACACCAGACACTAGAGGAAATAATATACCAGAGGGGTATGATTTAAAAGTTTTAGATTATGATAAAGATAACTTGATTGATATTCATCAAAAGTTAAAAATAGGAACTTATTCTACTAGAACAATTTTATTTGATCCGTTTAACTGTTATTATAATGTTATTGTACCAAATGCAGAAGAAAATGAAAGCAGTTTAAAACTTGCTGGAAAGGAACTTCCAAACAAATATAGAAATAAAGAGTTTGATCGTACAGGAGCAAATCAAGATTTTTCAAGAACAACATATTATCTTCTTGATAAAGGAACTGTGGTTTCTGGAACAACTCAACAACAAATAGAAAAATCAAAAGAAGAAAACTTTCAGTATGAACAGATTTTGAACCAATCTATTATGAGATACAATCAGTTATTTGCAGAAAAATATAAAATTACAATCGCAGGTAATTTTTCACTTCACGCAGGGAATGCCATTTATATAGATGTTCCAGAGTTGGAAGAGAACCAAACAAAGGAAGTAAGTAAGAGAAGTGGTGGTCTATATATTATAACTGATATATGCCATAGGATTACACCAAACGGAACTTTTACTTATTGCAATTTAATTAGAGATTCATTTGGAAGAAAAGGTAATCATACAAATAGAAAGCAATGAACAAAAGAACTTTACAACAACACATAAATGATGATAAAGATGAGTTGGATAATTTAAGTATGAGTCCTCAAAGAAGGCGTCATATTGAAAGTGAATTAAATTCTTTACAAAGATATCAAGCAAATCATCCAGATACTGATCACGATCCAACTGTTCTTGAAATCTTTTGTGATGAAAACCCAAATGCTGACGAATGTAGAATTTATGAAGATTAATATCTAATGGAAGGCGGATCTTTATTTAATCCAGGATTTTTAGGTGGCAGCTTTCTTTGGTGGGTAGGTCAGATTGCTGATGACTCCACCTGGAGAGATAATATTTTGACGGGAAAATTTGAAAATAAAGATTCTATTCCAGGATGGGGAAGAAGATATAAAGTTAGAATTATCGGTCTTCATAATCAAGGAGAAAACGATATACCATCTGATCAGTTGCCTTGGGCACAGGTAATGTATCCTGTGACTGGAGGTGGTGGTCAAACAAATGCAGGACAAACAGCCAATCTTCGTCAGGGAATGATGGTCTTTGGGTTCTTTATGGACGGACAAGATCAACAAGTTCCCGTGATTATGGGTGTACTTGGTAACAATGCTCAAACAGAGTTATCAACAAAAACTGGAGATAATAAAGTTACCAATAGCACTCCTGGATCATTAGCAACCAGTGGATATGCTGATGGTAAAAAACCAAAGCAAGGAACTGCACAAGAAAAAGTTCCTGATGATGGATTAGTTACATCAAAACCAAAATCTTCAGAACAATCTAAAGAATGTGCTCCGATTCCTTCTGGAGTTCAGACGAATGCATATGGATTGAGATCTGATCTTCCACTTACTTCTCAACAGTTCGCAGATGCTCAAAGTGCAAGAGCAGAAGCAGAACAAAAAGGATTAACAGGTGCAGATAGAGATAACTTGGTGCAACAAAGAGTTGCGGATGGAATCAAGAATCGTTGTCAGCAAGCAAATAATCCAAACTCTCCTGCTCAATCTGGTGCCACAAAAGAAAATGTTGATGCAGTTCATCAACAATCTGTAGCAGATGTAAAAAGGTCTGAAAAATATAAAGAAAAAATTATAATGATGAAACCTGATCCAGATGAGGTCGTGAACTCTGCTATTAAAGCAATGCAAACTGCGATTGATAATCTGGTTCAAAAAGTTGATAAGTATCTAAGTTCTATTAGTTCTTATGTTGATGCAGTTTCTAATACTATTTCTGATATTAAAAAGTATATAAGAGATGTTGCTTGCTTGATTGCAAAATATATGAAAATTCTTCTTGATAAGTTGATGGAATATCTTCTTAAACTATTGAATAAAGAAATGACAAATATTGTTGCTAGTATGCCTTCAAGTATGAGATATATGTTTGCTGATATAAAAGAAAGGATTATAGAACTGATCACAGAACTTTATTCAAAACTTACTTCAGGTCTTTGTGATTTAATTTCTGGTATTTTAAATGATGCTTTGGGAATAGATGATTTAATAAACACTGCTAGAGCTAATGTAAATAGTGGATCTGAT